GGAGAAGTTGTTGCTGTTCCTGCGAAACACGAAACAGGCGTTGAGAAAGGGGACACCCTTTACTTTCATCACCTCGTTGTTATGGCTGACGCTCAGCCTCTTCCTGTTGACGATAATCATTTTGTTGTTCATTATCATCCTGACCATGCCATTAGCTCTCAAGCTTTTGCTTACAAGTCTAAAAGGACTGGTAAAATCTCTGCTCTCTCTTCCTGGTCAATTCTCAGTCATGTTGAGCAAAAGCCCGAAGCTTCTTCAAGTGGCATACAAATTGTTAAACTCAAGGAACCTCAAGTTAAAACAGCTAAAGTCGCTTTTGAAAATAAAAAGCTAAAAGACTTAGGCGTAAAGAAAGGAGACATAGTTGGAGTAAAGAAAGACTCTGACTACTCCTTCAAGATCGACGGAGACACCTTCTACAGAACGAGACTAGACGATATATACTATGTCGAAGCCTAAATTCACGACTATATCGGCTGCGAAAAGGCTAATGCACAGCATGGAGATCGCTATCGACAATATGATCGAAGAGGTAAAAAAGCCTGTCGATCCTGAGGCGGGAGGTTCTGCGCGTAAGGCTGAGCTCCAATCCATAAAGCAGACTGCCGTTGACTGTAAAGAGCTTTTGGTGGAGCGCCAGAGACTAGAGCAAATGGTTAAAGAACTAAGTAACAGTGGAGAAATTGAACAAACAAAAGACTACTCAGGAGGATTTGCAGAAAGATTCTCTAAATGAAGCTAGCGGGCTAATATACTGGGAGGATTACACCTTTGACCAAACCAGCACAACCAAACAAATAGTTAACTATAAGCCCTTATAGCTCAACTGGATAGAGCAACAGCCTTCTAAGCTGTAGGTTCTAGGTTCGATTCCTAGTGAGGGTACAATAAAATCAAACAAGATGCCAGACTTAATTTGCGAAAAATGTAAAGCAGAGAGATCTGTAAGAAACCTTACCATGAAAGTTAAGGGCGGTAGCGTTTACTACCCTGAAGGGCAGTGTGAATGCGGTGAACAAATGGAGATTAAAAACCCTAAAAAAGGTGTACCTTCGTTGGGCAGAATGAACTCACACGGTCAGAGCTATTAATGTCCGTTTTAATAGATATAAAGGGTTATGAAACTAAAGGGATTAAGATCGACCCTAACGTTACAGAAGGAGAAGTTGTCGAGCTCCACGGGCTACTCGTGGTCCTTCCAAAGAAACCGCCCAAATCGAAAATCCTCTTCCATGACCAGCCAAAGAAGCTGCAAATGTGGAAACGCGCACCTATGCCAGAGGAAATGCAAAGGATACGCAGCATGGATGAGTGGTTCGAAAAACCTGCCGAGTTTCGGAACAAGTTTCGTTCTTACATCGAACAAGAGTTTCAGCGTAGGCGCGACGGTTTATGGTTTTACAATAATGGGGAACCTACGTATATTACAGGGAGACACTATATGTTTCTACAATGGTCTAAAATTGATGTCGGATATCCATCATACCTCTCTTTCCAAAAAGACATCTTTACGCACATGGCTGCTTGTGAAGTTGACCCTCGTTGTTTCGGTCAGCTTTATACTAAGTGTCGTCGTTCTGGCTACACTAATATATGCTCTGCTGTCTTGGTGGATGAAGCTAGTCAAGTTAAAGAGAAGCTTCTTGGCATACAGTCGAAAACTGGTAAAGACTCGCAGGAGAACATTTTCATGAAGAAGGTGGTTGCGATCTTTCGCAGCTATCCATTCTTTTTCAAACCCATCCAGGACGGTACTACAAACCCCCGTATGGAGTTGGCATTCCGTGAACCGTCGAAGCGTATAACCAAAAACAATAAAACATCCCATAGGGGTGATGCTCTTAATACGGTTATCAACTGGAAGAACACCACTAATAACGCTTATGACGGGGAGAAGCTTCATATGCTATATCTTGACGAAGCTGGTAAGTGGGAGAAGCCCACTGACATTAGAGAGGCTTGGAGGATAGAAAGAACCTGTTTAATAGTCGGTAAGAGGATTGTTGGGAAGGCTCTTGTAGGGTCTACCGTTAACCCAATGAGTAAAGGCGGTAGCGAATACAGAGAGCTTTGGAAAGACTCAAAGCCTACTGAAAGAAACAACAACGGACGAACTAGATCTGGACTATACAGAATATTCATCCCAGCTTATGATGCGCTTGAAGGTTTTTTCGATGTATACGGCAATTCCATTGTTGATGACCCTCCCCAAAACATACAAGGTATAGATGGGGATCCTATCGAAGAAGGCAGCAAACGATACCTTAAGAATGATCGCCAGTCATTTAAAGACGACCCTTCCGAGTTAAACGAAATAGTACGTCAATTCCCCTTTACTGAGGACGAGGCGTTTAGAGATAGCATTCAGGGCAGTCTTTTTAATTTGGGCAAGATTTACCAACAGATAGAATACAACGACGACTTGTTTCCTAACCCCGTAGTAAAAGGCAACTTTGTATGGGTTAAAAAAGATGAGGAGGTGGCTTTTTCTCCTGACCCAAACGGCAGGTTTAGGGTTTCCTGGATGCCTAAAAACAAGAACGTAAAGAAAGAAGAAGGAGGCAAGAAGGTTGCCCCAAACGGACATATAGGTTGCGGCGGTGTTGACTCCTACGACTTGGATTCAACAGTTGACGGCAGAGGGTCTAAGGGCGCTTTACACATGTACAACAAGTTCAACATGGAAGGCCCTGCCAATATGTTCGTTGCGGAATATGCCTCCCGTCCAGATTTAGCTAGTATATTTTACGAAGACGTTTTAATGTGCGCTTTCTTTTACGGGTATCCTTTACTTGTAGAGAACAATAAGTACGGCATCGTAAGGTACTTTGAATCAAGAGGTTACGACGGATACTTAATGGATCGCCCCGACTTCCTGAAAACTCCTGGTTCATCCAAAAATGTTAGAACTAAAGGCATACCATCTAACTCCCAGGACGTGATACAGTCTCACGCGCAAGCTATTGAGGCTTACATACATAACCACGTAGGTATCAAGCCAGAGTCCGACGAGTTCGGAAACATGTACTTTAATAAGACCCTAGAAGATTGGATTGGCTACAAGATAGACAACAGAACTAAGTTTGACCTTACTATAAGTTCTGGTCTAGCCCTTTTAGCCGCTCAAAAAGTGAAGCAAGAAAAGAAGCAATCTAATTTTACAAACAAGCAGTTTATAAGGACTTTCAAGCCTAAAGTGTGGCACTCCTAGTTTTACTATATTTGCATTGAGTTATAAGAACTCGACTCATTGCAAATGAACATCAACAACAAAAAATCAGGCTTTCCTAATCCGCTTAGCCCTCCAGAAGAAAAAGGAGGAAAGAAGTACGGGCTAGGATACGCTAAGGCTATATATCAGCAGTGGGGTAAAATGGATCAAGACGGGTCCACCTACAAGAACAGAAACCGAACTTTCGAAAAGAACAGAAAGTACGCCAACGGAACTCAAGACACAGCCATATACAGGTCTTTGCTTACGTCTCTTGATCCTAACAACGGCGATGGAAGTATGCTGAACCTGGACTTTACCCCAGTCCCAATTCTTCCAAAGTTTGTCCGCATTGTAGTAAATAAGATTCTTTCTTTGTCTCCTTACCCAAACCTGGAGGCAATCGACCCTTTATCTACCTCGGAGAAGGACTTAGAGAAAAAGAAGATTGAGTTTGCCGTAAAGTCTAAAGCTGCTCTTCAGGGCATCAAAAGCAAACTGGGAGTTGAAGTGGCTGGCGATCCCGAAGCGATTCCAGAAACCCTTGAGGAGGCTGAAATATTTATGGGTACCAACGTTAAGGCTTCTTCCGAAATTGCCGCCCAGATAGCCACCAACCTGACTCTGGAGTGGAACGACTTTAATGATTCTATTTTCAGAAGGTGTGTAAACGATATGACCATACTTGGTATGGCTGTTGTGAAAAGAACTAACGACCCTAGCTACGGGATTAAAACCGAATACGTTGATCCGTCTAACTTTATTCACAGCTACACAGAAGACCCTTCTTTCGGGGACATGACTTATGCTGGTCATGTAAAAACAATGCCTATCGCTGAGCTTAAAAGACTTGCTGGGAATGAGTTAACCGAAGAGGACTACAAGAAGGTGGCTAGCTCTGGTCAGAAGAACAATACATCTGGGATGTATAATAAAACTTCAAACAGACCTGGCATGGACATGGAGGAGCATACTGTAAAGGTGCTTGAATTTGAGTTTCTATCGGTAGACTCAACCTATTACGAGTCAAAAGAAAACAAGTACGGAAACGTAGGGTTTTACGACAAAGGGGACAGCTATAGTCAACCACAAAACTCTGTTTTCAACAGAGACGCCGTGCGACTAGATAACACATGTGTTTACGGTGGATACTACATCCTTGGTTGTGATATGGTCTTTGGATATGGCAAGAAAACCAACATACCGAAAAACATCCACGACATAACAAAGGCATCCCTGTCTTATTCTGTTTGCGCTACAAACATGATGGACATGATGCCTAAGTCTATGGTGGACAGCTGCATCGGGTTCGCCGATCAACTTCAGCTTACTCACTTAAAGATTCAACAGGCTGTAGCGAAGGCAAAGCCAGACGGTATCATCATTGATATTGAGGGGCTGGAAAACGTACAGCTAGGAAAGGGTGGAGAGCTTCAGCCGCTTGAGCTGCACGACATATACGAGCAGACGGGTGTGTTCTACTATAGAAGCAAGAACCCAGAAGGAGGCTTTCAAAATCCCCCTATTCGGGAGATCGGCAACAGCATTCGTAATATCAACGAGCTAACTGGTTTATATAACCACTACCTCAGGATGATCCGAGACTCCACAGGAATCAACGAGGTTATGGACGCCTCTTCACCTAAGGGTGACGCCCTTGTAGGCGTCAGGCAACAAGCTCTTGCCGCTGCAAACAACGCTATATATGACATCACGAATTCCTCTATGGTTTTGTACAAGAAGGTTTGTAGCGATGTGGTAAAGTGCTTGCAGGTTATTCATCCAGATTCTATTCTCTACTCTATGTATGAGAATGCTGTCGGCAAGGAGAACATGAAAGTCTTGTCTTCCTTCAGGAACCTGTCGATGTTTAATTTCGGCGTCAAGGTTGTAAAGGAGATGGAGGAAAACGAGAGGCAGTTCTTGGAGCAGAACATACAGATAGCTTTGTCTCAAAAAGAGATAGACCTTGAGGACGCCCTTGCTATACGACAGCTTAGGGACGTAAATCAGGCTGAAAGGCTTTTGATCGTTAGAAGAAAGAAGCGAATGGCTAGCAACCAGCAGATGGCCCAACAGAACTCTCAGCAGCAAGCTCAGGTTCAGCAGCAATCAGCACAGGCTGCTTCTCAGGCTAGACAGCAAGAAATGCAAATGGAGGCCCAGCTAAAATCCCAAGAGATGCAGCTTAAGGCTCAGCTAGAGGCTCAACTAGAAGAGGTAAAGCACGGGTTCAGGAAGGAGATCGAAATCATTAAAGCTAAGGCAACCCTTGGGTTTAAAGAAACTGACGATAACTTTAAAGAAAAGCTTGAAGTCCTTAAAGAGGATCGAAAAGACGATAGAGTTAAGAAGCAGTCTGCTGAGCAGAGTAAGCTTATTGCTCAAAGACAGGGGGATGAAACACCACAAATAATCAACGAATAAGATGGCTACAAAAATAAACTTAGATACATCTGAAAGGGTTGACATCACCTGTAGGAAGGGTGATACTTTTTCCTTGAGACTTAATATAACCAATGCTGACGATACTGTTGGTTTTACCGCTGGAGATGTTTTTTTAATGGAGGTTAGAAATTCTGACACGGGCAACCCAGTGGCTAACACCTCCGACCCTGTTGTAGAATTTGTGATTACAGTAACGGCAGATTCTGACGACGTTACCGCAAAGTACATTGATCTCACCTTGGCCGCGACCACAATGAAGACGATGCCATCTGGACTCTATGCTTATGATATCGAACAGAAGTCAGGAGCAGTTGTAACCACTTTAATCTACGGAACGGTAAGAGTTATTGAAGACGTGTCAGAAACAGCTTAAGATACTATTATGCCGATAAGTGTAGAACAACCAAAAAGCATAAAGATATCTAGTGAGAACTCAGATATCATTAAAGTATCTGTCGTAAAGGGAGGCACTGACACTAAGGTCGTAGTTTTAAATCAGGCTGCAAATAATAACATTTCTGTAGCTGGAGCTATTGGCGCTGGACCTGCTGGAGCAACTGGCGCTCAAGGGCCTACTGGCGCTCAAGGACCGCAAGGTGATCAAGGGCCTGCTGGCGCTGACGGAGCGGCGGGCGCTCAGGGCGATCAGGGGCCTGCGGGTTCTACTGGTCCTACAGGTCCTGCTGGAGCTGATGGTGCGCCTGGAGCAGATGGATCTGACGGAGCTCAAGGCGCTCAGGGGCCTGCGGGCGCTCAAGGTCCTGCTGGAGCCGCTGGAGCTGATGGTACTCAGGGACCTGCTGGTCCTGCTGGTGCTGCTGGTGCAGACGGAGCGGATGGAGGTGATCCAGTGCTCACTTCCGCCATAACCATTACTAATAATGACGCTGCGTTTGCTCACATGAGCAGCCCTATAGCTTCTGGAACGTCTCTTGAAGCTGTGGTTAGAGACATTCTAGAGAAATACAATATAACGAGCATATCTCTTCAGAACGTAAGCAGAGCTCTTGAGAACACCGACGGATCATATGCTTCATTTGTAAATGATACAAACGGAGAAACAGTTGAGGTTGGTAGAGGCATTAAGATACAGGGGTTTGATTATAACATCGTAGACAACACACAAACTGCGGACACATCTGTTGTGTTTTATGAAAACAATAGTGTTCTTGAAAGTGGGTTTTCTGATGACAACGCAGCTAAAACTTTATCTGCTACTATAACTAGAGACCTAACATCTCAATCTACAAGATCCTATAAGGTCACCGCTATTGACGATGGAAGCGGAACTGACAACACGATCACCAGTGGGAGCATGAGTTTTAGGTGGTACTTCAGAGTTAGAATAGGTTCAAGTACGTCCACCGCTATAACGTCGGACGGCGAGGCTGCTACCTTATGGGCTCAACTTACGGCTCCTCTTAATAGCCTCGTAGCTCAAGGAGATTTTCAAACAAGTGGAGACGCAGGCATGGACACTCAAGGCAAGTATACTTGGATTGCGTATCCCAACGCTTGGGGCGCTCCAAACCAGATACTTCTTCAGGGAAGTACGGATGTTCTTAGTGACTTTGAATCACCAGTAAATTATAATTTAACAAACGAGTATGGTGTAACAACGTCCTACCGATTCTACAGAAGCACATACGATGATGCTTTTGCTGTTGGTCAGACATTAAAAGTAGACTTCTAATGCCAATTTTTCCAGGACCAGTATCGCACAACAACCCTAACGCACCTATTGTAAACGCAACGGGCAATCAGGTCGTGGGATTTGGTTTTTTCTCTTCTGTTGCAGATAGGAACAGCCTAGCCGCTGGACTTCAGGTTACTGGATACTTGGCTATAGTTGGCAGCACTCCATATGTATATAACGGTGGCGGATGGTCAACCCCTAGTAATTGGACGGAGATAGGCTCTGGCTCTGGTATAGACAATGTTCATGAAGACACTTCCCCACAGCTTGGCGGAAACCTTGACGTCTTTTACAACGGCACAACAAGATCCATAGTAAACTCCAATATCGGCTCTGATATTCAGTTCACTCCAACGAGTACTGGAAAGATCAGTTTGGACGGTCTTGTACAGTTTAAGCGGTTTGACTCTGCTTCACCCCCTACAGCTTTCGAGGGGGGTATGTATGCGGATACTGATGATAATCTATACTTCGGAGTGACATAATAAATACGTTGTATATTTGTTGGAATATTTAGAAAATAAAAATAGCACATCATGGCATCATGGAAAAAAGTCCTGGTTGCAGGGCAAGATTTAACAGACACAACCGACTTAGCTGGCAATACTGGAGCTTTAGGAATCGGCACCAATGGCGGAATTACTCTTGATGGCTCGGTTGCTGACGTCACGGGGGTTCTCCTTGGAACAAGTACGGTTAACTTGCAGCTGAACATCAGCACTCTAGGTGCTGCTGATATTGAACAATCTACTGATTTGCTTGCTTTTCACGACGCAGGCACAGGCATAACCAAAAAATCCACTGTAGCAACCTTTACCAATATGCTTGCTGGTACCGCAGCAACTACTGGTCTTAGGAACATTAACGAAACCGTAGAAGTAAACACTGCCGCCGCAGCTGCCGTTGCAACTCCAACTGGAAGCGAGAAAATTTTGGTGTGGGACGGAGCTGCTCACAAGTCTATGACTGTCGCTCAGATTGCCGCAGAAGCAAGTGACGGTGATATAACTTCTGTGGTTGCTGGAACTGGATTGACTGGGGGTGCTACATCAGGTGATGCCACTTTGAACGTAATTGGCGGAACGGGTATAGTAGCTAATGCTAATGATGTCGCTATTGATCCTGCTGTTGCGGGCGTTGGAATGGTCTTCAGTTCAGGTCAATTCAATATCGGCGAGGGGTCTTTGATTGATGTTGATACTAATGATATTTCGGTAAACTTAACTGAAGCAGCAGCAGCGACTATCGCGGCAGGTGATAACGTAATCTTCTTGGATGGCGGATCTGCTGGAGCCGCGTCAAAAGGTAGCGTCAACGACATAGCTACTCTTTTTGCTGGAACTGGATTGACCGCTACCGATGGAGTCATCGCTGTAGATGATGTTGCTCTCGGATCTGGAACTACAGGAAACTACGTCGCTGCTGTTACAGGTGGGGACAACATTGCGGTTTCTGGGTCTGCTGGCGAGGGTGCCTCGTTTGCGGTTGCTCTTGATACGAACGTAGATGTTGCTGGTACTCTCGACGTTACTGGCTTGGCCACCTTCGACGACGACCTAGTTGTAGCTGGTGACTTGACCGTTAATGGTGATGTTACCACTCTCAACACAGCGAATTTGTTGGTTGAAGACACATTCATTGCGTTGAATAAAGCTGGAACTCTCAACGTAGATGCTGGTATCGTTTTCACTGGTGCTGCCAACAAAGTGTTTGGATGGGATCAATCTCAAGAAAGTGGACGTTTCGGTGTTGACTACGCGGGCGGTGATGCCTCATTAGC